AGGGTTGAACCTGCACTACCTCCCGCCAGTGCTAAGAGCTAAGTTTCTAGACAGTCTTCTCGACGTTACTAGCAACAAGCGATATGATGAGTCAACAAAGTTTAACCTAACATATAAGATGTTGCAGAGTGCTTCGAAGTACAAATACTTCAAGCCGTGTATCAAGCATTACTTGACTGAGCATGTGGTTAGTCGTTTTGCTATGGTGCAAGCTCCGGAGTGGGAGATCGCTGTGTTCCTTCCGACAGCAGACTTCCAGAAAGCAACAGCACGTGAAGTGTATAGAGATTCAAGAGGCATGATCTAATGGTCAACACAATAGAAGAAATAAAAGGCCTTGTTAGCACTAAGGGTGGGATGGCAAGAACCAACCTCTTTCAGGTTATCCTGCCATCAATTCCAGGAGCCACCGCAACCCCTGGTGAAATAAATCTGCTTTGCAGCTCAGTGACTTTGCCCGGCCGCCAAGTTCAAACTCTTGAAAGACAGATTGGTACCAAAGTTGAAAAAATTGCTAACGGTGCTGTAATAGATGATGTTACATTTACGTTTAGAGTGCTAAACGACTACGGTATCAAAAAGTATTTTGAACAATGGCAGAAGATTGCATACGATCCTAACACATACCAGATTGGTTACAAAAGCGACTATGCTCGCGACATTACAATTAACGCGTTAAAGAAGGGTCAAGGGTTTCCCCTATTTGATGCATCAACAATTCTATTTCCAAAGAGTGCTTTTCCCATCAATATTAATCTTGATGTTAACCTGGTATCTTCCTCGTTAATCATTAACCAAACAAAACTATTCGGCGCTTGGCCGATCACAATTAATTCAATTGATTTGAACAACGAACAAGATGGCTTAGTCGAATATACTGTTCAGCTAGCTTATACAAAATGGATATAACAAGGATTTGAAATGGCTTTACCAAAGATAAATGATGTTCCAAAGTATGATTTAACCATACCCTCAACAAAAGCTCAGATAAAGTTTAGACCGTTTCTCACAAAAGAGCAAAAAGTGCTGCTAATGGCTGTAGAAACACAAGACCAAAAACAAATCTTGAACGCTATTGTTGATACAATTCAATCATGCGTTGTATCGCCCTTTGACGTTAAAACATTAACAACATTTGACGTTGAGTATATTTTTACTCAAATCCGAGCAAAGTCTGTGGGTGAAAAATCTAACGTTTCTGTTAAGTGTGCTGAATGTGAAAAATCTACCCCAGTACAAATAAATCTCGAAGAAGTTAACGTTGATGTTCCAAAAGTTAATATGTCAATGAAACTAAATGACAAATACACCATTAAACTAAGATATCCAAAATATCAAGCTATGATGTTAAATGAAGATCTTCAAGATGCTGATACAATGACAGAAACTTTATATCATGTTGTGACAGCTTGTCTTGATAGCTTGCAATCTGAAGAAGAAAATATCAAGTTTGACGATGAGCCAGCAAAAGAAGTTGAAACCTTTCTAGGGTCTCTTACATCCCAACAGTTTAATGATCTAATGCTGTTTGTGCAGGAGCTACCAAGGTTGTCTCATAATGTAGAGTTTAATTGTGTCCACTGCAAACATCACAACACAATTAAATTACAAGGAATTCAGGATTTTTTTTAATATGCCTCTCCCATGAGACTTTGGTAAATTATTACACTACCAACTATAGACTAATGCAAGATCATAAATATTCGCTACAAGATATTGAAATGATGATACCCTGGGAGAGGGAAATTTATACCAGCTTGCTAATACAGGATCTGAAAGAGCAAGAAGAACAACGAAACAGAGGATGATGCTATGACGACCTTAGCTGAAATTAACAAGACGTTGCAACAGCAGGTTGAACTAATGGTTCAGCAGGGGGAGTCTATTGAAAGCACTAGTAAAGACATCTCTGGGATAAAAGATAAAATTGCGCAAACATTATTACAGCAGCGCTCTGATCGTCTTCAAGAGATTGAAGACAAAAGAGAAGGTATAAAGAAAACGCAAATTTCGGAGGGTCGACCAACAAGTTTTATGAGTGGCTTGAGTCGCGGCATAGGTTTTGACTGGTTAACAGGTTTTCTTGGCGCGTTGTTCAGCCCTGTAGGTGCTTTGGGTGGTTTGTTAGGTGGTGCTTTGGGACTTGCTTTTGCTAAAATTATAAAATGGGGATCTATTGCTGGAATTATAGCATATTTTTTTGGCGAAGAAATAAACACCTTTATTAAAGATTTGACTGGCATTGATCTCGCCCAGCTGATAATAGACAATCCTGGGATCGCTGCCGGCATCGCTGCCGCTGTTTCTCTAATAGCTGATTGGTTAGTTAAAACACTACTTAAAGTAATTGGAGCAGCTTTAGCGGGTATAGGTAGAGGACTTGGAATACTACCGCCAAAGGCTCAACCTCCAGGGACACAGCCAAAGCCACAACCTCCAGAGACTCAGCCAAAGGCTCAACCTGGTGAAAAACCAAAATCCAACCAACCCAGGGACGAAAAGGGCAGATATAAGCCAAAAACTAAGGCTCCATCCAAAGTCCCGGGCGGGTCAGTAGTTGCTAGAGGTCTAGCCAAAGTTATAACACGCTTCTTGGGCCCAATTGGAATTGCGCTAGCTGCCTACGACCTTATCAACTTAATAGATGCAACGTTGGGGTTATCAGAAGCTCGTCAAAATATGACTCCTGAAGAACTAGAAGAAGAAAGAAAAAAGTCAGGTCTCGCTCCTGGCGAAATTGCAACAAACGAGAATCAGTCCGTAGCTCCTAATAGACGAGAAGCTTTTGAACAAGAAGAACAACGTAGAGCAGCCGCTGAAAAAACAGCTGCCCGTGTTGATGTTTTAAGAGGGGATAATCCCTATGCAAATACATCGTTGAGTGGTATAGATCCAATAGCACTACAAGGCAGAATAAACGCGTTCCAAGCATATGGTGTTGATAGAGATCGTCAACGCACGATTCCAGGTGAAAGAGGAATCGCTAGAACACCTCCGTCTACAGGTGTCGGCCTTGGTCAAATGGCAGCAAATGCTCGTATGTCTGTTATGATCAACAATGCACCTCAAATCACCAATATTACCAACAACAATGGTGGCGGAGGCAACACTTCCGTGATGACTGTTCCTGTTGGCACTGCTGATGTGTCTGACAGACGAGACACTATTAGACGATACGGTAGATAAAGTAAAGGCCCCTTGCGGGGCCTTTTTTCTTAGTCGTCGTTAGCGAGCTTAGCAAACAGACTCATCGTATCATCGTCGTCTGCCTCATCAAGGCTGGTGTTCTCAGCAGTCTTCAACGAAGGAGGAGCAGAAGTTTCATCCAATGAGACAGTCTCACGAGTCGTACGAGGAGCAGACTCACCAAGCACCATCTTCAAACGAGTGTTGAGCTGGTCATAGGTCTTATAGTTAGCAGGGTCGACCCACTCACCAAGAGCATGTTGCTTATCGTAGAGCGCTTCGAGCTTACCTTCATCGCCACCAAACACCTCAGAAGATCCTTTGAAGTATGAAGCATCATACTTAGGCAGAGGCTTACCCATAACCATCTCAGAGCTAATCTTGATCACAAAGTCAGCACCTTCCCACATATCAAATGGGTTGATAGGCTTCTCGTCAGGGAATTGAGGTTGCATCGCAGCTTTGATCTTATCAAAGATCTTAGCACCAAAGATTGAGGTTGCATCGCAGCTTTGATCTTATCAAAGATCTTAGCACCAAAGCGATACAGCTTAACCTGACCTTCGTTCTGAGGATTTTGCTGATCACTGATCACAAGGACGTTGGCAACGTAACGAAGAGTGCGCTTACGAGAGCTAACAATCTTCTTCTGGGACTCATCACCAGAATTCCACATCTTCATGTTCAGTTCGGAAAGAGGGTCATTCTGACCAAGAGAAGTCAGCGACTTCTCAATATACCACTGACCGGTCGGACCCTTGAAAGCGTGGTCCCAGTAACGAACCCAAGGGGTTCCGTTTTCTTCTTTGCCAGGGAGGAAGCGAATAACAGCATAGCCATTGCCAGCTTTATCGCGCATTATATAGGGTTAGTCAAACGGTAATGTGTTGGCTCTAGGAAGAAAATTTAGGTGCATAGCTTCGGCCTGAATCTTATCCTTGATGATTGGAGTGATAAACTTTCGGACGTCCTCAAGATCAACATCGTGATCGTTACAGACGTTTATCACAGCATCCATGTAGCTCACATTAAGCCTTTGGACTACGTCCTCAATCAGCTTTGCGAACTTTTGCTTTGTAAGGAATTGCTTTTCGTCTGTCATTGTCATCCATTTCTTGAGTATAGAGACCAATGTCAGAGTACACGACTCCAACAGATCTCTTAGGCATTCCATTTGCATAATAAGCCATTGCTCTGCAAATGTACTTGACTGCGGTTTGACCGTGCTCACCGTAACGCAGATCAGTGTACTGACCACTGCGAAGATAAGCCTCGAGGTTTGCAACGTATGTCTCAACGTTATTGTAAGAAGCACGCTCAGACGCTTCCTTGGAGTCTTTCATCCCTTTCATCGCAACCAACAGCTCTTTATTGGTCTTGATCCACTGACGAACGTTCTTCAAGCTGAACGTTTCATCATCAGGCAGATTGCGAACATCTGCATCGATCATAGTGTTGGTCGAAGGACCTTTCGACTCACGAGCAGCAGCAAGACGAGCCACGGCTGCTTGCTTTTGCTCAGCAGTCATAACACGAGCTTTGCGTGCTTTCTTAGTCGGCTTCTTTGCAGCCACACCCATCTGAACAAGTGCAGCACTCTTCTTCGCTGCCTTGGTTGCTTGGGCTTTGGCCACTCGGGCTGCGATCTGTTCTTTCGTCTGAGGCTTGCGTGCCATTCACATCTCCATAATCATCGTTAGGATATTTCATAATAATACCCCAGTTGAGCAAATTAGTCAACATAAGATTCACGCGGCAACTCATTAATTTTATGAAGAACGATATCGCCACTGTTGTCTTTTGTCCAGTAGAGATATCCATCTTCCATCAGATGGTCGATTGTAGCCCCAATGATCTGATCTTGGCTAGCCTGACCGTGGCTTCTGCCAAGAAGATAGCTGACGGCAAAGATGCCGCCAGCAACGAGGAATGTTTGTAGAAAAGGATCCATGTGTTCTCCTTACTGCTGGTCTATTATTTATAGAGGAGCAAACGAGATCACATTTGCAACTTTAAACGTACGAAACTCTTGCTTGGCAAGATCAAATGCACGAACCATCTCTTCACTATACTCAGCAGAACCGTTCTTCGGACGTTTGTCCTCAGCAATTAGATCCACCTTGAGTGTGCAACGCATGTCACGCTGTTCACCATTCAGCTTAGTAAAGATCACGCGGCATTCACCAGCACGCAGTTTCTCAATCATGTCTTCGCGAGTCATTTGTATAACCTTTTTGTATGTTTCGATGTTAAAAAGAATCTGAGAGGGTTGGTAGCCCTCTCGTAGCTCAGAGAGATAGGGATAGTCCACAATCAATCCCAATCGTTATCAAAACGAGTCGTTTCACGATAAGTCTCACCGTAGTACTTTTCAGCATACTGCGGAGCATCGGTCCAGTAACGCTCATCAGCGTTTTCTTTGACCATTTTCTCAACACGCTTCATGTGCGCTTGACGAGCATTCTTAGCTTTGAAGTTAGCGTGAGCAAGGCGAATCAGGGCCATACGATCAGCGGTAGTTTGCATGTTCTTTCCATCCATTCTCTAGAAGTTTCTGTTCGAAGCTGAGCTTCTCTTCCCGGTTTACACGAAGTTCAGTCTTTAGACAACCTTTTTCGAACTGTTTAATAGTATAACCACCAATTCCGTTATGGGCAACATAATAATGCTTGTCAGTGCCCCAACGTTCGTGAATATATTTCAACTCCACCCTCCAATAGTGCGATAGACCTTAACAATTGACTTATCA